AGATATAATTGGAATGAATCAACTCAAGAATGGATTGAAATAAACTAATGAAACTATCAATTGTAAAAGACGTACTTTTTAGATCAATAGCTTTATTTATGACAATGGCACTTCCAGCACCAATTGCAGGAAGTGCCATTGTCATAAATAAAGCTATTGATCTAAAAAGTACGTCTTTTACAATTGATAGTTTCATTAGTTTATTTCAATCCATTCTTGAGTTGATTCATTCCAATTATATCTTTTATTATCATTTGGTTGAGGAATTGGACTTATCCAATGTCCTTGCCCATCTTTAGTCCAAGACGCATATGGTTGAATATCATAAAAATAACCTGCTGTGTATTCTCCACCAATGATTGCTGGGTTATCTGAAGTGTAAGCAACATAATTTTCTTTATTTGTTTGGCTATTGACCCAAGTTTCGTCAGCCATTTCAACATTGATAACAATATTATTATTTAACTTTGCGTAAGTTTTGATCATAAAATGTACCTCACTATTACAATACCTGAACCGCCTTGACCCCCACCTGAACCAGTATTTCCCCCGCCAGCACCGCCACCAGTATTAGCAGTTCCGTTCACACCAGAATTACCACCGCCACCTAAACCACCAGTTTTGTTATTACCACCTGCACCACCACCACCATAATAAGTGCTTGTTCCTGTTATAGAACTTGTTGCACCATTTGATCCATTTACGTTGTAAGCGCCACCATTACCACCACCAGTTCCAGCAACTCCACCAGTTGGATCATCTCCGTCTTGACCACCTTGTGCTTGAGCAATACCAGCTATTTTTGAACCCTCTGCGCCACAGAAACCATTTCCGCCCCAACCAAAAGTTGTACCAACCCAAATTTTGTATGTAGCAGTTTTAAGATTTGTTGCAGAACCAGAAACAACACCGCCGCCACCACCACCACCACGACCATTAGTTCCACCAGAACCACCACCACCAACAATTAAATATTCAATGTTCAAAACGCCAGAGGTAATAGTAAAATCATTTGAACCAACAGTTGTAAAAGAATGAACAGCATATCTAACATTATCTACAACAATGTAAGTAATAGTTCCACCAGTAGCAACTTTTGTTGAACTTGGATTTAGTTGTGTTAATCGTAAAGAATTGTTTTTTTGTAGATTACTAAAATCTTGATTGCTTAATTTTTTAATTCCCATTTAAGTTAAATACCTCACAATGACAATCCCTTGAAAACCAGTAGTTCCACTAGCACCACTTGATGAACCACCAGAACCACCACCATAAAAAACCCCAGGTTTACCAGTAGCAGCCACAGTAGTTGTGCCACCTTGACCACCACCACCTAAACCGCCAGCACCAGGGCGATTTTTAGTTGTTGAATTAGTTGCACCACCACCGCCACCACCAAAATAAAGACTTGGGCCAAAAATGGTGCTAATAGTTCCGTCTCCACCAGAGGTCGGAGTTACTCCCATATTGCCACCAACACCACCACCAGGACTTCCAGCAGTTCCACCAGTCGGATCACCACCACCGCCACCACCAGTAGAAGTAACACCAAAAGCACTAGATGAACCACCAGCACCACCACCAGTACCAGCACCGATAACAACAGAATAAGCAGAACCAGCAGTTAAATTTATTGTTCCACTTGAAACACCACCACCACCACCACCACCACGTTCGTTACCGCCACCGCCACCGCCAGCAGCAACAATCAAATAAGTTACTGACATATTGTTATTTGGAATAAATGTTCCATTTGTTGTGAAAGTATGAAAAGTATAAGAATTTTGATAAGTGATAGTCCCACCTGTTGCAGAATTTTCTCCACCAGGTAAAACATTATTCAAATAATTTGCGCTAGAAACAGAACTATTTGTGGATAAATTAGCTCCACTAAAATTTTTTAACATATTCGCCTATTCTTTGGAAAGTTAGACGATTTCGCAACCAAAAACATTAAAAGTAAGGTTTGCGTTACCAGCATAAACACCTAAAATGTCGCTTTTATCTAAAGTAATACCAAGTGTTAAGGCGATTGTGTCATTACCTGGAATTGTTGCATCATAAGCAATGTAATGCTGATTAGCTACTGCTGTTCCATCAGGTCTTACCGCTAAACGATAAGTAGTTGAAGCTGTACCACGATTACAAACTGTGATAGTTGAAACAACGGCTTGTGTGCCTGTTGCTGTACCTACTGTGTAAGCTGATTCTGTTGCTGCAACAGCTGATGCTGCTGCTATTTGTCCTAAAGTTTTGTAAGTTGTTGTTGCCATTAAACTACGCTCCCATTAACATAAATGATGATTCAAAACCGCCACCGCCACCACCAGAAGTGAAAGCCTGCCACGCAGCACCATCATAGTATTCAAGTGCATTTGTGTCACTCAGATAAGCAAACATTCCCTCACTTGGTGAAGCAATAGCAGAAGCTCTTGCAGCAGTCCCAGCGAAAACCATAATTGTTTGATCTTGCAAATAACCCTGAACCTGGGCAGCCGTAAGGACAGCTCCAGCAGTAAAAGTTGTTCTACCTAAACCAGCCATTTATTCTCCTATTTCTTTTATCATTCTAATTGCCTAAACGACCTGTGTCGAGCAGACCAAAAACAGCATCATCAAGCACAAACTCGGCATATTCAAGTGTTCTGAAACGGAAAGTTACTTCGTGAACAAATATACCGACCCTGTGTTCAATACCAGTAATCTGACCATATTTTACAATCTGCGCACCAATGTTGTTTGGTGTGAACTTGATTTGAACCTGATCAGTTAACTCCAAAGCCAACAAAGAGTTTTGTTGGATCGTGGTCAACTCAGACATTTGCACGGTAATAGAATCAAAACGGTACTCAGGTTCAGAGTATTCACCAATCAAAGCATCAGCCAAAGCTAAAGCATCCACATCAGAATTAAACAAAAGACCATCAAGGTTCAAAGAAGAAATACCATAGGAGTTTTGTGAATCAGTATCTTCAACAGTTTGAGGTGTGCCGTTAAGTCGGGTTACAACAACACGGTTGTAAAGAAGTTCTGAACCGTAAACCACAGCAACATTGCTGAAAGGGATACCTGTACCGTCATCAGTTAAAGTAACTAACCCAGTAGAACTTGGGCCAGTTAAACTATCTTGAAAAGTTATACTTCCACTTTTACTAATGAATAAGTTACCTGATTCAGTTTGTTCAACAATTTGCAAGTAAGTTAACGCACCAGCACCCTCATCAATAACATCACCTTGCAAGTTAATAGTCCCAATATCAATGTTCCTATTTGCTGAATCCCAATTAACTTCAGGTCTATCCAACACAGCATTGATACGAACACCAGTCAATTGTGGTGTTGCTGTAGATGCAGCCAATGTTTGTTGAGCTAACAAAGTAAAACCATCAGAAGCAACAGCAGCAGCAGTATTATCGCCACCAGGGTTGTAGTTCAAATTCCAGTCATCAATCAGACCATAAAACACAGCTGAACCATTAGACTTCACACGAATCTCACGGTGAGGCACAATTTGTCCAGCATAAGGACTAGAGGCGTTCAAAGGATCAAAAACTCTTGTGCTGTTATCAAAAACAACTTCTAAAGCGCCAGCATTGTATTTATCAAGTTCTCTTGAACGACCACGATTAGAGTTAATGTTAATTACATAATCTGTTACATCATAAAAGAGTGTTCCACCCAAAGTAAAATCGGTGTTATCTAAAACACCTTGAACTGGGTCATCTAAAGTGAAGAACGGCCCACCAGCAGAAGTTAAATCAAAACCAATTTCAACTGTTTTTGTTGGCAAACCCATTTACGCTCTCGCAAATACTTGACCAGAGGTACGCTCATACTTTTTAATTGCTTCAACAATTTGTGCGCCAACTTGTGCGCCATTAGTTCCTACACCTGCGTTAACAACAATATTGAATGTTTGACCAAGCCCACCATTGCGACCAGATAAAGGAATAACAGCTTCAGGGCCAGCCTCACCAATAAGAGCATTAGTTGGGCCTGTAACAATTCCGCCTTTAGCAAAGCGTCTAGTGTTAGCCATTGCTTGATATCTTGCTGCTGAAGCCTGAGCAACAGGATCACCTAAAATTTTGTTTACTTCAGCTTGTGTTAAGGAAGTACCCTTAACAGTTGTTGAAGTGGTTTTTTTAAGAACTGTTGGGGCAGGTGGTTGACCTGTTGCAACAGTAGCGGCAGGTGCAGCAAAACTTGCAAGTAAAGCATCATAAGAAGTTTTAGCAGCGTTCAAAGTCGCAGTTATACCATCAACGATTGCTTGACCTTGTGCAACACCAACACCATAAAATGTTTCTGCACCAGTAACACCAACAATGGTTGCTAAATCATCCACAGCTGAAACCAAAGTATTAACCTGTGTAACAACAGTTGCACCACCAGCAATAATCTCATCAGCAATCTTTGTTCCAGCATCAAAACCTGAATCTAATACTTGACGGATAGCACGCTCAGATAAACCAAGTTGGATAAGTGTTTTAACCTTTTCGGCAAACTTTGTTGCGTCAGCAGCCTGACCAATCAAACCTTTCAAAAAGTTTTCACCCTCAGCAGCAGCACCAAAATCAAGTATCCCTGTGATAGTTCCAGAAATAGCATCCCTGAAATCGTTAAACTTACCTTTTGTTATATCCAAAGAATCAGAAGCATTGTTAAGACTTACCTCAAGTGCATCTATTCCATCTTGAGCAAGTTTTTTAGCAGCATCCTGAGTTTTCTTTAACTGTTCCTCAGCACGCTTCTGCGCTTTCTCTAATTGATCAGTTTCATCAACCACATCAACCGTTTTATTGAAAACAAAACCTAAACTTTTAGCATAAGCCGTGTATCTGTCACCAGCGAGTTGAGCTGATAAAGCGTTCTGTTCATTAGTTGTTTTAAGTTCGTCACCTTTTTGGGCAACTATTCCAAATAAGTTTGCTAACCCTGGAAGTGCTGTTGCCAATGGGCCAAGAAGTCCCAACATAATCATTTGACCTGTGCCTTGCAAAGCCTTTGTTAAACGATTAGTTTTATCAGTTGAAATATCAACTTGACCAATGTAATAACCTAAACCAACAACAAAATTACCAAAATCGTCAGCAGTAGTAGTAACTGCGTTGGCTAAACCATTGCTATCTTTCATAGCACCTGTAGCAAGTTGAATTGCTTGAATTAAGTCATAACCGATTGCTTCTTTAGCTTCATCAACACGTTGACGGAAGATATCCATTTTGCCTGAGATGGTTGTTGCAGCAGCAGCAGCAGAACCTTGGAACTGGTTTTCTAACGCAGTTGTGGCTGCACTTAAATCTTTACTTTTAATAATGTTTTCATCAAGAGGAATACCAAGACGCTTTAATGCTGTGAAATTACCTAGGCTCGCCTTTGACATTGCGAGGGTTACGGATTCCAAATCCTTACCAGTTGATGCACTTATGTCCATAGAAAGTGCTAAGAGTCTTTGGGATTTATCAACATCATTTGTTGCAAGAAGCAATTGATTCATTGCAGGTCTTAGAGCAGAATCAGCGACACCTGTAGCGAATTGCATTTGAGTAATAAATTCTTCAACGTTTGTTTGCTTAAAACCTTGACCCAAATTGTTTAATGTAGTGCCAAGTCTCTTTAACGATTTCTCATCTTCAATAGCGGCTTTAACACCATCAATACCAAGTTTGACTGCAAACGCACCAACAGAAACAGCGGCAGTTGCAGCAGCACCACCAACAAGTTTCATAGCCAACTGAGACTTACGCCCAGCAGACAAAGAATCAGAAGCTAAACCAGCAAAAGACTTACGAGCATTATTAAGACCGCGTGGATCAAAGGTGGAAATAATATTTGCAAATACTGCCATTATCCAAGACCTTTCGTATTTTTGCGTCTCGTATATTCTGTTTCAACGCGTTGAATAGCATCCTTAAAACTAGATTCTATCTTGTTTAAGTTTGCGTCAATTGTTCTCCACATAGGCTTGCGTGGCAAAGTACCAAACTTACTGTTTATCGCTTTACCTAAATTGCTGTTAGGGCTTACACCACCAGCGAACTCAAACACAGATGCAGCAGCGTTCTTTTGAACAATTGTTAAAAATCTGGATTGTGTTGAAACACCAACACCAATGTTTCCTGCCTTACCACCTTTGATTCTTTTTAAACCTGTTTGCTTAACAAGACCAGCAACCATATCTGAACGAATCCATTGCAAACGACCACCAGCACGCCACTTCTGAATACCTTTAGGATCATCATTTAATTTAGAAGTACGAGAACCACCCCAACCTGAAAGAGGGGAAACAGGGTAAGCCTTACCAATTGCTTGAATAAGTTGTGTGCCAATTGTGTCAGCAGAAACTTTTAATTCTTTCTGTAAATCTACAGCTTCAAAATCTTTTAATTGTTGAACTAACTCAACCAGACCATCAAGTTGAATATTTGCTGTTGAGTCACCATAACTAACACCAGTATTTTGAATACCACCAGTAACTCTAGCCACAAACTATTCCTTAACTTTTCCGCATCTGAAAATTACGCCAGCGCAAATAGCGTTGCATAGTTGCTATTGTCCTAGCATTTTCGTTCATTAGCAAATAGGGAGAAATACCTGTTTCAACGGCTAAAGAAACAATTGTCCAAGTCGCGCTTACTTGTCCTGCCTCGGGGTCGTCTCTAAAGGGGGCACATCAGCAATGCCTGTGAACGTAACAATTTTTACGTTTTCCAACCACTCCTCAAAGTTTTTATCAGTTGCTTTAGTTCTTTTTTCGCAATTGTGTGCCAACCAAGTTGTGTATTGGATTCTTATTTCTTTACCATCACCAAAGATTCTTTGGAATGGCATATCGAATTGTGACTCAAAGGCAACTAAATCGGCCCATTGAGTTTCTATGTCTCGTTCTTTGCCTTTACTATCTGTGATGCGCAGGTTAATCACTTTTTGTCCTTAGATTATGCAGTTGCTCTTGTTACTGAACCGCTAATTGGCCAAGTAACAGAAAGGGTAGCAATATCTCCAACGCTTGAAGCGAATGGTGAGTATTGGGTTACCAATGCTGTCATTGTGTAACTAGGGTTTGTTGCTGTCACAGTACCACTTGTAGGTTTAATAATCACAGTTGCGATTGATCCTAGTAATGGATTTAGTGTTGCATCAACTGAACCTGCTGCAAAATCTTGCATAAAGTTTAGTGTTAATGATGCTTGTTTCAAGCCACCGATTCTGGTTCTCCAAGTTGAACCAAAGGCAGTTGTTTCTAGATTGTCAGCTTCCTCAGCTAGTTCAACTGAGTTAAGGGAACTAGAAAAATCTGTTCCGCCAATGCTAACAAAATAGTCCGTTGCTGCGAACTTTGCCATTTTGTTTCCTTATCTTTTCTTGTTACGCGTAACAGATGAAAGTCTGTTGCTCCTATATTACTTCAGGTTTAGGCATAAACGACAACTATGAACTCACAAGACAGATAGGTGGTTTCACTTATCAAAACTGAACCATAAGACCTCATAGTTGTAACCCTAGAATCGTAGGCTTTGCCACCCAAAGTTTTGTCACCCTCAATGGCCGCTTTTACTGAAGTAGAACCAGAGGTTGCGCAGTAACCGTCAATAGAGTTTTGGGCTGTTCTTTCATCAGCTCTGCCAACAATAAGAAAGATTCTGAAAGTTAAAGTGTCCATCCCTCTATGGAATGTGTCATCAAAACTTATATTGTCAGGAATAACAATTGCTATAGGTGGGTTAGGTAAATCTGGCATTGTTGCTGAGGTTCTTAAACCTGTGATTGTTGCCAATCTTGTAGCAAGACCAGTTCTGATATCGCTAATTGATGCCATTAAAGAATGTTCCTCATCCGTCTGTACGGCATAACAAGTTGTGCTACATCTGGATCAAGTTGTGAAGATACTCGAATCGCACCGAGGTCACCAAAACCTGCAACGCCAAGAGGGGAATCTAAACGCTTAAAAATTCTTGAAGCCTGAATAATACAAGCCTGTTTAATTGCAATAGGAACAGCAGGCCAACCATAAGTTCCTTGAATCTTAATTAAAGCCTCGCCACCAGTAATAGGCCACAAGTAGTCACCAACAGCACGAATGTTTGTGTAAGGCCAAGCCATACCATCAAGCACACCGTTAAGTGGTTCAAGTTGGTAATCAGTTGTTTTCCAAACAGTATCAAAAACACCATCAGCGTCTTGAGCTGTTGTAACAGTCACAGTTCCGTTTGCAAGGTCATCAACCTCAACATTGAAATCATCTACTGCCACAAAATATCTTGTTGCTGTACCAGATGAATAAAATTGTCGCCCAGCGTAACCGTCAATAAGTCTGGATGCAGATTCAACTGCCATTTCCAGTAATGAGTCATCAACCGTGTCGGTGATGCGTAAGGCCGCTTTCACTTCTGAAAGTGAGGCGTAGCCATTTGTTATAGCCAAAATAACTCCTAAGTCTTAACCCTTAGTCTATTGCAATTTAATCCCAGGAGTTGCGTCTAATCCTGCGAATATTCCAAGGGGTTTCAGTTGTAATATTGTTGGACTTTTTGTGTTGCCAATAATCTTGGTTATCAGGGAAAGTCACATTGTTGCGTTCAGCATACCCATTTTTGATAGAAACAGAATTGACGTGAGCAACAGGAATAAACGAGTTAACAATCTCAATGTTCTGTAGCTCAGCCCTGTGCTGGTAGTCGTTGTCCTCAAAATATATTGGGTAAAAGTTTTCATCAAACAGCCCAACCTTTTCAACAACTTTCCAACCAATAGTGAAAGCACACCACGCAGCCCCAGCGTTAGATAAAACAATTTTGTTCGGATCAGATTCCTCGGCAAACATTTTCAAAGAATCCTCAGCCCACTCAACATCAGCATTAGAAATCAACCAGTAATCGCACATTGGTAAAGATTTAATACCAAGATTCCAAGAACCAGGAACACCCAGATTTGATGGGAACTTGAGATGCCAAACCTTTGAGACCCATTGATTCCAAGTCGGTGTCCAATCGTTCTTTGAAGCACCATTATCAATAATGATTAAGTTTTGGATTGGGTAGTTTATGGTTTCCATCATTCTGTCAAGATATTGGTAGCCGTTAATTATTGGCACAACCATTGCTGGAATCATTTTGTCTCCTTAGTTATCACAATCAAAATGTCATCAAAGCGTTTCTTTACATCTCGTAAGTCATAAACTTGAAAATTCATATTGTGTTTAATCAAATAACTTCTAATTGTGTTCAAACTATTATCCCCATCAACATCTTCAATGAAGTATTTGCCCCCATATTTCAAGTAAGGGTAAAAGATTTTAAGACTTTTAATCTGATCCTCGACCCTATGACTTCCATCATCAATAATGTAATCAAAAGTTTTACCATCAAAACAAGAATCAACCTGCTCTTGAACTGTTGCATCACAAACATAAACGTTCTCTAAGTTATCAAAAATCACGTTAGATAAAGTCACATCAATTCCATAAACCTGTGACTCCATAAAATAGTCCTGCCACATAGCAACCGAGTGACCTAGTTGAACACCTATCTCTAAAAAGTTCACACCAAACCTTTTAGTTAAATGCTCAGCATAAACATCAATATAAGAATGAGCCGTGCCTTTATCACCCCAACCATCAGCATCCTGAAAGTTAGGATAAATCTCTTGCAAAGTTTTCACATCAACCTCTGTGACCAAGTTTTAGGTGTTTTATCTGAAATGATTTCCAAAGGCAAATGGTAGTCAAAAGGTTTAACTCCACGAGTTTTAATATATTCAACAAGTTGTTTCAAACCCTCAGTCAAATCTGTCCCAGTCTTGTAACCTAAAAGATTCCTTGCCTTATCAGAACTACACAAAGCAATCAAAACTTCTTGTGGTCTACCAGGCATAAAAATTGGGTCAAGGTCAAACTCCATAATCTCAGCAACCTTTACAGCTAAATCATAAATACTTATGTGTTCCTCATCAGGGCCAATGTTAATAATTTGACCAACAGCATCATCAGACTCACAAGCAACCATCAAAGGATTGATTACATCCTGAATAAAAGAGAAACAACGCAACGATTCGCCTTTGCCGTAAATGATTGGCTGTTTGCCTTGCAACATTCTGTTAATAAAAATTGATGCAACGTTTCTGTACGGATCATCATATTTTTGTCTTGGCCCAATAATGTTATGTGGGACAAGGATTACCCAATCAAGTCCGTGAGTTTCACACAAGTTTTTAACAAGAAGTTCTGAAGCATATTTTGCAATGCCGTAAGGGTCTTGTGGGTTAGGTGTCATATCTTCTGTGAACAGTTCACCTTTTTTGTCACCGTAACGTGCCATTGATGAAAGGTAAACAAACTTTTTAACATTGTTTTGTATTGACGCTGTTAAAGCATTAGTGGTTGCTTGAACTGTGTTCGCAACAATCAGACTTGGGCTGAACACAGATAAACCCTCATAAGCTGTGCACGCTGTATGTATAACAAGGTCTGCGTTTGCAAAAGGTTCTTTCAACGATTCCAGGTCAAGTAAATCGGCTTCAAATAAATCAACTTGGTCAGGCACATTATCTTTGTACCCACCTAAAAAGTTATCTATCCCTGTGACTTGCCAACCAGCAGCAATAAAAGAATCAGCTAGATGGCTTCCTAAGAAACCACCTACACCTGTGATAACAACTTTCATATTTGACCCACCATCCGTCTACCCCTAGAACCTTAAAGTCTCTTATTTTGCTTCTGTGGGCTTTTTAAGCCTATCTGAAGCGACCCTGCTAAATATGCTGTCCAAAGTTGGTTTCCATTGTGTCTCGTAAACCAAATCTGCATCATATTGTTTAGCAAAATCAATAGCCTTTTGTGATGGGCCACGAGTTCTGTTATACGCCTGTGAAAGGGCTTCAACAATTTCAGGAACATTAGGAATATGGAAGAAAGACTTTTGAGGTGCATCCCACAAAGGTTGCCCACCAATCTTCCAGCCATCTCCAACAAGTTCAGGAGATGCAGCAAAATCAGAAACAATAACAGGAACACCACACGCCTGCGCTTCAATAGTTGGAACACCGAAACCCTCACCATAAGAAGTTGCAAGCAAAACATCCATTTGAGAATAAATCGCTGCCATAGTTTCCTGACTCAAGCCTGTGCGCAACAAATACGGATCAGCAAACACAACCTTTTCAACAGGAATACCAACAGATAAAATCAAATCCATTAACCTGATACCACCCAAAGCACCAGAAGCATCAGAATGAATGTAAAGAATTGCGTCATCATATTTTTGAGCAAACATTGAGAACGCCAACAAGTTTTCACCAAACGCTTTTCTGTTCGGCATCACACCTTTATTAGCAGCGTTCATACCAACAACAAAACGGTCTTTAGGTAATCTCATAAACTCTTTAGGGTCAATTGATTGACCATCAGCAATAAAGATTTTCTCAGTTGGCTTAAAAACTTTTTCAACAGCGTGAGGCACATACCAAGACTCAATACCAACATTCTCAAACATTGCTTTACCAAACTTGCTCATAGCAATCGGGTAAACATTTGGTTGCCTGCACCAAGCTGAAACATCAGGTGGCGCGGGAACGTGATCAACAGGAGTCCAAGAAGCAACAGGCCACTCAGCCCACTTCTCACCCTTAAACACCCAAACATCAAACAAAGTCATCAACAAATGTTCAGCATCTTTATCTCGCACAACCCAATCGTGCATATGTGCAGGAATAACATCATTAGACCATTGCTCCATACCGCGAGGATAAATAGGAACAGGGCCACTAGGAGTATTCCAAGTTGTTGTTGATGCTTCTAAACCATAATTTGCCACAATGGCAACATCATTATTATCTTTCTTTAATCTTGGAATCACTTGTGCTGTTTGTTGACCATAACCAGTTGAAGCCCAAGGAGCATTAGAAACCCAGAGAATACGTCTAGGTGGATTTAATTTATTTTTCATTGCAGAACTAATAATTGCTTTATTTATTACAGAATCTTTTTTATTCACGCAGAGTCTCCATATATACGCAGGGTGTCCCCCACCTTATTACAGATGGGGGACGAGGTATGTCTAGGACACGGCCTGCGCTCCGTGTCCCAGAACTTTTTTCAAATAAAAACTCGGTTTAGGAGTTGCTTGACTTGTAGTATTTAACGTGGCTTGTTTGAATCAAGTTACCGTCAACACGGAATGTAGCTCTGAAAGTTACAAGGTCTGTGTTGAAAGCAAAATCATCAGAACGATCCAGTTTGATTCCGCCAACTTGTCTTACGAAATAACTTGGAAGATTTCCAAATATTACGGGACGTACAGCAGATGCAGCGGTTGCCATTGCTGGGTTTTCGTAAATTGGATATCCAAGTAGCAAGTCGCGTGCTTCTGCTGAAAGAGATGGTTGGAACAAATATTGTCCCGCAGTATCTTTCAACTTACGAACTGCGCCAATGCTTGTACCGTTCATTTGGAAACCTGTTCCAGCAAGTCTGCGACCTGAAGAATCAACAGAATAAACTAAATCAATTAGGTTATCTGCTGTTGGATTTAATGAAGTTCCCACAAGTGCTGAACCTGCACGAGTAACTAAACCGTTAGGTTCAACTGTTCCTGTACCTGTTGTAAGCGCTGTGTTAACTGAGTATCCGAGGCTTTGGCCGACTTGAGAAGCCAAAAATCCAAGAATATCCACACCTGAATCTTCAATCAATTCACGAGACACTTGGGTCAAGAATGAATACTTGAAAGCACCCAAAGTTACGAATGAGTTGAATACTGGATCAGATTCACCAATAGCAGTTCCTTCTCCAGCAATTGTGCCAGATGAGTATGTGCCGATTGATGGGATTTGTAGGTTTTCTCCACCAGCTGTATTTAAGATGGTTGAGGTTTCCAACATTGGGCCAGATTGTCTTGCAAGCAAGATAACTTGGTTGTAGAAAGAAGTTGGAACTGGTGCGCCAGTTGAAGTTTTTACAACATCTCTCTTTTCGAAAGTGTGTGAACGAACTTCACCTCTTGCCATTGCACGGATTGCTTCAGCGTCATCATTTTGTGATGCAACTTCTGCAACTGGACGTGCTTGGTTTTCTAATCCACGCATTGCTTCTGCGGCACGCATTTCGCGATCTGCATCTGCTTTAAGTGTTTCGATTACCTTTGCGCGTGTATCTAGGTCAGCAGAAATACTTTCGTATTTTGCATTTTCTTCAGCAGATAAATCTCTTTTTTCTGCTGCTGCACCGTCAAGAAGTGCTTTGGCTTCGTGCCAAGCTTTTTGACGAGCTTCGTGCTGTTGTTTAATATATTCAGACATTACTGAACTCCTTATAGAATTGATTTGTATTCGTACATCTGCGAGGCTCACTCGACAGTAAATATGGTGGTGGCATCCACGCAACCACCATCAGTCTAACAAAGATTTAGCGTGTCTCAGAAATTTCTGTGATTCTTGTTTCTGCAATAGGATTAAACTTTTTAGTTTCAATAGGTTTATCAATATTTGCAACAGCCTCAGCCATAGCATCAGCAAAGTCAGCAATAACACCTGACTCAGGATTACCAGCCACCTTTAAGATTGCATCTTTAATTTGTTGCTTATCCATTGTTATACCGCCTTGAATAGTAGGTCAAGTTGTTTACGCTTCAGTTCCAACAACTCATCAGCAGATGGTGTGTTCTCTCTCAACTTGGTTACAACTTCTTGCAATAAATCAGCTTGAATATCAGGTAACTTATCCCCTGATTCCAACTTGTTCAAAGCATCAGCCAAAGCATCAGCATCAACATTTGTTCTAGAAGCCAAAATATCTAATGATCTAACAGAAGCCGTTGTTGCTTCGTAGGCTGGAAAACCTGTAACAATAGAAACTTCGTGTAAACGAATCTCTTTCAATTGTCTGGTCATACCGTCATCAGACCAAGAATCGCCTCTCGCTGGAACAGAGAAACCAAAAGACATTGCGTGAACATCTCCACGTTTCATAAGCACAGCCAAATCGCGACCAGCAGTTGTGTCAGGCAAAGTTGCCTCAGCCAATAAACCTTTTGAGTCCTCAGAGAGTCTTAAAGTTTTTGAACGAGTAGAAGCTAACACTTCATCCATATTATGATTCTTGAAAAGTTTGACTTCGTTTCTTGCCTTGAGGGAACGTTTGAAAGCACCAGGCATAATTCTTTCAATGAAAGGTAGTGGTTCGGAATCACTATTGAACACAGCAGCGTAACCAGTAAATCTCATACCATCAGATTCCGTTGTGGTAACTCTTAACTCAAAATCAACATCTGTTTTAATGCGGCGTTCAACTTTGTTCACAGTTTTTTCCTTTTCGCTCTTACTTGATTTTACATTGATTGTTGACCAACGTTGCATATTCTGTTCAGCATCTAACTGATCTATAATACTTTGGGCATAACTTTGTGTTCTCTCAGCAGCACGTTTACTTGGCCCACTTCCCCAAAGCAAATGAGCAACAAGACCTGCACCTGGATAACCTGAATCACTTGAATCAGAATTTTGTGGTGCATCTAAATCAACAAGATGGCGAGCAATCCAAGGGGCAATTCTGCGCCACTTATCCTCAGACACACGACCCTCAGCCATATCGCGGGCTTCCTGTTTAGTTTTATCTGTTAAACCGTCGCCACCAAAACCTTGAGCATTGAGTTCTAAACCTCTGCGAGCAGCAGCACGCATATAAGCTGGTGCTTCTAAATTGACTGCACGTTCCTCATCAGGATTACTTTCATCACTAGGAACATCTGGAACATCAGGAACGTCTAAAGCGGTGATGCCTAAATCTCTGTAAACTTTTCTCATTGTTGGATTGTTATCAATTGCAAGAATCACGTTGTATTCTTTTAACAAGTTTTCTGCTGTTACTCTTTTGAAATCTGCTGTGTCAGCTGTTGAACCAGG